TTAGCGAAATTATTCAAGGTTTCCACTGTAACCATTAACGCATGGAAAAAGATTCATCCCGAATTTCTTAACTCCCTAAAAAGAGGCAAGGATGATTTTGATTGTGGAACCGCTGAAACCTGCCTGCTGAAACGGATCAAGGGGTACAAGTACATCGAGGTCACCCAGGAACCAGCATCGGCCATTTCCGAAGAAGACTTTGATCAAAACAACCTTGTCGTAACAAAGACGATCACAAAGTACATGGCGCCTGATGTAAAGGCGATTGAGTTTTTCCTGACCAATCGAAACGCAGCCCGTTGGAAGCGTGTCAAGCATGTTGAGTTGACCGGTGCAGGCGGCGGGCCTCTTGAAATGGGAATGGTTGACAAGGAAGAGCGCCAACGCCTCAAGGATCTTGCCAGGCAGCAAGCCCTATCGCACATAGCAACCGCCGAAGATGAGGAAAACGAATGAGCGGCGCGCTGAACTACATTGCCGAAACCGGCGATCCATCCGTGATGATGGCCGCTGATGCTTTGGCATGGTCGCTGAACGGCAAACTCAAGCTGCCCGGTGGCGATGTTTACTCAGCCGTCAATCATGAGTACCAGGTCGATCCTCTGCAGTGTGATGCGCCGAGGCAATGCGCGATCAAGGCCACCCAAACCGGCTGGACCGTTGTTTGCCAGATCAGGGCCCTGCACGGGCTCAGGTATGGCCGCTACAAGCAGGGCGTTTTGTATCTATTTCCGACCGCCGATGAGGTTGTGGATTTTTCCGCAAGCCGCTTTAAGCCGATGCTAAAGGAAAACTTCGAACTGATCGGCCGCTATGTCCAAGACACTGACCGATCGAACCTCAAGCGCATTGGTGATGCCCACTTGTTTTTCAGGGCCGGGCGCCTATCTCAGACCATCGACGGACAGCGCAAGAGCAGCTCCAAGCTAAAATCCATATCAGTTGACGCTGTTTTCTATGACGAATACGACGAAATGGACCCGAAGGCCCGCGACTTTGCCCAGGGGCGCATGCGGCATAGCGATCTGAAAGAAGAATTTTTCCTGGCAAACCCCACAATCCCTGACTACGGCATAGACAAGCTGTACAAGAATTCCGATCAGCGCGTATGGATGATCACCTGTTCGGCCTGCGGGAAAGAAACGTGCCTGGAAAAAGAGTTCCCCAACAGCCTGCGCCGGGTGTCCGGCATGCTGTCCGGCCCAGGACTTCGCATACAAACCAATGTGGCCGGCAAGGTGATTCGCTGCTGTGTGCATTGCGGCGGCGAGATTCATCCGCGCAACGGTCGCTGGGTGTCTCATTATCCAGACAAGGCCGATGACATGGTGGGCTGGTGGATCAGCCATCTGTGTTCAGCCTATGAGGATCCCGCCGACATCCTGCGCCGCTTTCAAGACCCAGACACCGACAAAACCAACTTTTACAACCTTACCCTTGGTATGGCGTATATTGACGCTGAGAACCGCCTGACCAAGCAGCAAATCTATCAGCTATGCGGCATGGAGCCGATGCCCGATAACCATCCTGGACCGTGCGCCATGGGCGTTGACGTTGGCAAGCACCTGCATGTTGTGATCGGACATAAGCCAAAAGATGAGTGCGCCGTCATGGACAAGGTTATCCGGGTCAGCTCGTTCGAGGATCTTCACGATCTGTCAGTCAGGTACAATGTCCGCATGACGGTGATCGATGCCCTGCCGGAAACGCGCGAGGTTCGCAAGTATTGTGAGGCGCACCACCAAGCCTTTGCCTGCTATTACAACGACAACCAGAAGGGCTATCCAAAGTTCGATCATGATAACCATGTCGTGACCGTCAACCGCACTGAAATATGCGATGAAACGCACAAGCTGGTATCGACTCCCGGGCGCTACGTTCTGCCCAGGCGCAACACTGAAATCGATGAGTACGCCGAAGAGATGTGCAACATAGCCAAAGTTCTTGAGGAAGATTCTGAATCAGGCGCTAAAAAATACGTTTACCGCAAACTCGGACCGGACCATTACCGGCACGCTACGAACTATTTTCAAATGGCCGCTGGGCTTGTGTCGATCTACACGCCTCCTGGCCGCGCTCGTCGCAGCCGCCGGCGCCGCGATGCAAAGGTGGTCTAATGGCAGTAAGGGAAATCACACGATCGGTAACAGAAACAGTCCTTGTCGAAGTTTGCGACCTGTGCGGCGGTCCGATCAGCCATTTAATCACCATGGTCGACTGCGACGAGGACAAGAAGATCAAGAGCCTACGCAGCGTTACCGCCTCTATCTGTGCCCAATGCGCCAAGGAGCGCTTTCTCGATATCTTTTATCCATCAGGCATCAAAACCCAGAAGGTGTTTAAATCATGAGTGAGCTTGCACGGTTCATAACCTATGACGACGATGGCGACCCGGTATTGGTCATCCACAAAAAACAGCATCAAAAGCTGTCGTTTGCGATCGCGCGTGACCAAAAAGACGCCTACCAGATCCCGTTTAACGATACCTGGCAATATTCAGAAGACCATTACCCGGCGGTCGTGCCCTGCCTGCTGGGGTTTGATCGCAACGGCCTGCCCGTGGTCGAACAGCGTTGGATGACATGGGAAAAGTTCATGTTCTTTAAAACCATGGAACTTTGCGAAGTGCTCGGGCTGGGGGAAGCCACCACCCGGCGCATGGCCGATATCGCTGACACCATCCAAGGCGGCATCGGTGATTTGATTAAGACCCCACCGCGCCCCGAAGAGCAGGTGTGTGCCGGCGAGGTCAAAGTCGAAGTTGGCAACGCAACCCAGGGCAAAGAGACTTTCACCAATGACCTGATCATCAACAAACCGGTGATGCTGCAATGATTCCTGAATCCGCATACGAAACGCACCGATTGGGTAGCGAAGGGCTCACCCCCGAAGAGCAGATAGAGCACTTGGCCGTTCCCAAAGGGGAAAAATACCGGATAGGCAATCACCCGCTGGATAAAAACCCGCTGGTGGAAAAACATTTCCGGATGGTCATATCCTGGTGGAACTACGAGCGTGTCAAGCAGTTCGACAACCGCGCCGAGCGCATGCGGGCCCATGATTTTGTCGATATGGACCAGTGGACCGAAGAGGAAAAGGCAGAGCTTGAAGAGCGCGGCCAATATCCGTTTGTCTTTAACATGATCAAAAGCACCCAGGACTATTTGACCGGCACCGAGCGCCGCATGCGCGCCGACTACCAGGTTCTTCCAAGACGCAAGGACGACGGCAAATCAGCCGAGGAAAAGACCAAGCTTTTAAAGTACATCAACAACATCAACAAGGCGCGCTTTGCCAGATCACTGGCCTTTAAGGACCAAGCCATATCGGGCCTTGGTTGGCGCGACGTGGGTGTTAAAACCGACGAAACCGAAGATCCGATCTATTGCCGGTACGAAGATTGGCGCAACGTGTGGCACGACTCATGCGCAAAGCAATGGGATTTATCTGATGGCCGCTATCTGTTTCGCACGCGCATTGTCGATTACGATGTTGCCGTTGCCATGTTCCCTGACCGCGCCGATGCTATCAGAGCCCACATCAACGCGCACGGGGACATTTTGATTGACGAGTTTGACGAAGCGTCCCTTGATCCGGAACTCGAAGAGCTGGCCGGCGAGGACAATACCGTATCGTCTTTGGGTGTTCGGCGTGAGCGCGTGCGCCTGATCCAATGTGAATACCGCGTGCCAGAGCGCGTCAAGGTCGTTAAGGGCCAGGATTTGGGCAGCCTCAACGGGTCGGTGTTCGACAAGAAAAACGAGGCCCTGCAGAAGCTGATTGATTCCGGCTATGCAAGCCTGGTCGAATCAACCCGCATGGTCATGTATCGCATGATATTTTGTGGCCGCTACGTTTTGCAATGGGGCCGCAGGCCTTTCAATCACAACCGGTTTTCCCTGATTCCCCAATGGTGCTACCGGCGAAAGAAAGATGGGATGCCCTACGGCGTGGTCCTGCCTCAGATGGATCCGCAGATTGACCTGAACAAGCGGCGTGCAAAGGCCATGTGGCACCTGTCATCGAATCAGATGATCATCGAAAAGGACAATTGGGACGATTACGACGAGTTAGTCGAAGAAAAGGACCGCCCCGATGGTGTCATGGTGGTCAAGAGCGTGACCGGCATCGAACTGCGCGACTATACCAAGTCGCAGATGACCGCCGAGCACGTTCGCATGATGGATCAGGACCGCGAATTCATCGAGTCAACCGGAGGTGTCAACGATGAGGCGCGCGGCGTTCAAACCAACGCGGCATCCGGCAAGGCCATTCGCGCCCGGCAAGATCAGACCAACGTCAACACGACAGAGATTTTCGATAACGCCCTGCACTCGTTTCAGTTGGAGGGCGAGATTCTTTTATCGCTGGCCGAGCAATATTACACCGAAGAGCGCACCATTCGCATCACCGGCAAAGACGGCAAGCCTGAATACGAGGAAATCAACAAGCGCGGCAAAGACGGCATGATCCTAAACGACATCACCGCCACCCAATGCGATTTTGTGGTTGATGCCCAGAATCACGCCGCAACGATCCGGCAAGCCATGTTCGAGCAGTTTGGCGATATGGTTTCGCGCATGCCCCCGGAGATTGCCATTCAGCTAATCGATATATGGTTCGACCTGTCCGACCTGCCAGGACGCGAGGCAGCCGTTCAGCGCATCAGAAAGATCAACGGCCAGAACGATCCGGATGAAGATCCGGAAAGCCCCGAAGCGCAGGCCAGAGCCCAGGCCGAGCAGCAAGAGGCCGAGCAACAAAAACAGATCCAGGACATGATGATCAAGCTGGAAATGGCCCTGAAAGAAGCGCAGGGCAAAAAAGAGACAGCGCTGGCTGAAAAGGCCATTGCCGATGCTCAGGCTACGATGGCCAGCATCAAGCAAAAGGCCGAAGAGATCCGGATTAAAAAGGCCCAGACGCTGAACACGATCGAAACCCAGCGGCGACAGGCGATGATGCCAGAGCAGAAACAGCCTGCACCGAAACCAAAACCGAAAGCGTAAAGCCATGCCCATGGTGACCTCATGCCTGAAAGTGGCGCGCCGGGCCGTCGCAGTAAACAAAGCCCCCTCGAAATGTTGGGGCGCCATGGGCATTTATTTTAGGCCGTCGATAGGCTCTTGCGAGCGGAGCCGAATCGCGGCCGATGGAAAGGGGGACAGCCCGGGTTCCTCTTTTTTCAACCCACAAACACCAAGGAGAGCAAGTCGATGAACAAATCATTTGGAACAACAAGTCCCAAGCAGGCCAAGGAAAACACCCCAGACATTAAAACCTTTGGAGCAGGCTCATGGGTGTGTATCGAAAAGGCTTGGTCTGATGAAGAAGGGTGGATGAAGTCAACGAAGGCTTTGGAAATCCTTAACGCAGGATGCCTTGTGCAGGTCACCACCCAGCAGAAGAATCCGGATGGATCGTACTCATTGGCCGAAGCGCTGTCGTTTATACCTGGAATTGTGATCGATACCAATCAATTCGGTCACTCGTATTTGCATAAGCGGATATCGCTCGTGGCTTACGCCCCACCACCTTCAGAGCCGTACCCACAGCAAGGACAACAGGTAGGCG